GTTGGATTTCGTGTTGGATTTGGATTAAGCGCACAAGCTTCTGAAAGTGTTGCCGCCTGCGATACCGTCATCATTCAAACAGTGAGTCCGCTGATATGTTTCAACTGCGGAATTTGTGCCAACACCGTAAATACCGTCAAAGCCGTTTGTGTCATACCCTTTACAGATGAGCAAGCCCTGCAAAACTTTGGTAAGATTACCCCTACAACCGTATGAGAGTACAACAATAGCATTATGTGTTCCTACTCCGTAAATACCGTCAACAACAAGGTTCATGCCGAACTGGCGATTGAGCTCTTCTTGAAGCTTCATTATCAATTTTTTCTTTGTGTCAGGGCCATAGATACCGTCAACCGTTGTGCCTACCCAAGCCTGCACAGCTTTAATGCCAGAGTATGTAGTGGTTGTAATCGTTGTTGACGAACTACCTTTATAGTTAGCATTAAATATAATGTCGGTATCAACATTTCCGTTAATGCCGTTAATTTTACCGCTGTCAGAACATTGCCAAATGTCGCAAGTACGACACGGAGAGTCTGTTTTCCATTGTGCGAGCCAAATTGCATATTGCTTTTTAAGTTTTTCGTAATTGAGATAACTTGCAAACCAGCTTGCACTTGCATAAACGCCAGCAGAATAACCGTGAACTTTGATGCACTCACAAAATGCTACTGCCATTGCTGTTAAGGTATCTTTACCGAGTTTGGTTTGTGATGCAAGTTCAAGGTCATAAAACACCGGTAAATCAAGTTTTCTGGCATTCAGGCAATATAGGCAAGCACTTGCTTCCTTTTTCGCCTCGGCAACGCTGTACGCATAGCTGAACCAATATACACCGACTTTCAGCCCTGCGGCTTTTGCTTTCCTATAATGCTCTTCAAACTGTGCATCTTTTTGGTAAGTTTCACGGCCAAAGCCGGCACGAATAATAACCGTGTCTATACCGTCAGCCTTGACCTTTTTATAATCAACATTTGTCTGACAGAAACTTACATCAATAGCAGTAACTTTCATTGTTATTCCTCGCTTTCTTTAACTTCCGGCAAGCCACCGACGCTTGTAAGCATTGAGAGAATGCCGGCAAGGAGTGTTGAGCTTGCAACCATTACCCAGTTCACATCGCTCATTACTACCGCAACTGAGAGTGTTGCCGCTGCAGTCTGTGCCATTGTCTTTGCGGCTCTGATGAGTGCCGCAACCGCCCATTTCTTAATTTTCTTCTTATTCATTATTTTCATCCTTTCAATATTTTTTTAAAAGAGTTGAAACTCTTTTAAATATTTAAAATTTCCTGCACCCGTGCCCTGATTTTTTCGGGCACATCGTCAATAGTTTTGAATCCCTTACGGATTAATTCTGCGTAAATTTTTACCATTTTTACATCATCCCTTCGTATATTTCACATAATGCAAGCTGAGTGTCAGTAAGCTGTGATTCAAGCGTTGTGTTCCTCTCATCAATCATCTTAATGTATTCGTCCTTTGTGTAGCGCACCTGATTATATTCGTACTCGATATCGGTATAACTTCCATTTTCTGACTGCACCTCAATTTCTTTGATATTGGTATTCACCCACACCGAATATTCATCAATTTCTACTTCATCAGGCTTTACTGTGCTTCTTACCTTTCCGTAATCAATCATAACTATTCCCCCCTTACACTTTAGCAGTTGGAATATACAGCAAGCGACTGCCAGTATTCTGAGTATTTGTAGTGGCACCATAAGTCCCGTCCCAAATGAAACTGCCAGCAGCAGTGCCACTGATCCAAGAACCGCCTAATTGAGCTATACGGTAGCCGTTCAAATTTGATGCAGTATAGGAATAGTCACCAACAGGTGAAGCAGATGTGCCGTCTGAATAGGTAAGTATCAGTTCGCCTGAATTATTGATTTCAGCATTAGTTATCCCGATACCGTCCTTACCGTCAATACCGTTTGTGCCGTCAATGCCGTTTGTTCCGTTGGTGCCGTCTTTTCCGTTCTGACCTTTTTCGCCTTGAATACCTTGTAGTCCCTGTTCACCTTTTTCGCCTTTTGCGCCCTTAAGGCTCGCAAGCCATTCATCTTCTGAGCCAATGAATCCGTGTTCAAGAGCAATTACATAGGCTGATTTAGCGTGAACAGCTGAAATGACATTACCATTAATCTTAATGCCGTCACCTGCAACAAGTCTGTCCTGCTTGCCCTCAAAGTTTTTTAAAATCTGCTCATAAACAGTTGGCGTAGGCTCTGAGGGCATTTCACCCTCGGTATATCCCGACTGCACAACCGTGAACTGTGCGATGTTAGAAGTGTGTCTGTCACCACAAAAAGCCGATACATTAACCGTACCTGCGTTTCTTAAAACTTCCCACGGGATTATGCAAGTGTTGTTCTTGTCAATCAACATTGAGTAAGCATTATTGTCATTGTCAGCTTTAAAAATTGCTGTAATAGGCGCCGTCCAGTCATCCGAACGCAAGTCAAAACGTGCTTGAACATAGTTTTGGCTTTGGCTTGTTACAAGGGTACGTTTAACAATACGAATAAAACTATGTGAGAGTGCAAAATCAATTGTAATCATTTATTGTCACCTTTATCAATAGGGTTCGTTTGTAAGTTCATGACCTTCTCATGCATATCGTCCATTGTGCCGTTTTGCCCAAGATGATGATATGACTGATAGCACTTATCATATGCATCTTTTGCATAAATTTCAATCCAGCCTCTTTCGATATATTTTTCGCCCGACCGGATAAGCTCCGCCCTAAGCAATGACTGTGTGCCTTTGCCAATAGCCTTAATTTTGCTCCACTGAGTTTTGACGATTGCAACAATTGCTGCAAGAATAATGCCGAAAAGAGCCTGCAGCCAATATTGTATAATCCAATCTATCATACGCTTGCACCTTCCAATGTTTTTATTTTCTCTTCAAGAATTTTCAATCTCGCCTCCACCTGTCCTTTTAAAACCTTTTGTCGATTTTTAAAGTTGACCTTGCACGAGAGGCTTGCCGTTTTGTTTGCATTGAGCTTAATGCGGACAAACGATGCCGTACCGCTGACATTACCTACAATGGTTGATTTTACTGTTTTGTTTAGCGCAAATTCAGTTAATCCGGCAATTGTAGCCTTCTTGGCATTGGCAAGCGTTAAAGTAACATCTGCTGTTGTCTTGCTAATGTCAGAAACAACAAAGTCAAATACATTTCCGTCAAGAGTAATGCTTGAAATTGGAATATAGACATATGATGCAGAAGCGTATGCCGTTGAACAAGCTACATTCATTGTACCGTCAGCGACTGACACACTTAAATTAGTATTGGTTACACTTGTATAGGTTCCGTCGGTAATATCTGCGCTGTTCGGTGAATCTTCAAGCACATCTGTCACCTTTGCTGTCTCACCGCCAAAGTCTGCATTGTTAAGGTTATAAAACTTAAAGATTTCATTGTAATCATCGGTAAGATTTGTGTCATATACCAATCGCTTAGGATTAACATATGATGACAGTGTGCCGAGATTAATTGTAGTTCCTGCCGTGTTGCTAAGAGCGTAATACTCATTGTTGGCGTTCAGCACTTCTGCTTCTGTTGTTCCGTACTGATACATAATATCCGAAAGTACAAGCCGATTGACATCTGTCATCATAGTAGAATTGAGCTTGATTGCCGATGTGTCTCTGTAGTGACCAATTTTAAGGTTATCAACAACAATGTTTCCGTACTTGTACTTGATGTTATTGTCATATCCCGAAATAATCGGAGAGAATACACCGTCAACGAAGCAGTTGTTAATGCTGATATTGCACGGCTCATTACTGTACGGTTCGTCTCTTGACGACAACCTCTGATTAAGCACAATACCGTTGCCCTTGTAATTGCCGTACTTTGAGCTTTCGTCTTTTCCTGCCCCGTAGAGCTTACAATTGTCAATGTAGTTAGTGCCGTTGTCCCAGTCGAGAGTCAGACAGCTTGCATATCTGTTCTTGATAATTGAATCCCTCAATGTCAACTTACCGTACTGCGCCTCAATTGCCGAGCCCCAGCTGTCAACATCAATATAGCAGTCTGAGATATTGACATGCCTTGTTGAAACCTTAATTCCTCTTTTGGCACATCCCTTTATTTCGCACCTTGAAATATTAATATAGCCGTCACCGCTGAAATCATCGGTCGGCCTTTCGATCAAGTAGATACCGTCACCGTCCGGCTTAACATCTCCGGAATTATATCCGTCAATATCATTAATTCGCACATTAACAATGTTACCGTGTTGGCTGTACCCGTTTCCTGCGCTTGTCACGCCAATGCCAAATGAATGAATGTATCCGTCTGGGCCGACAGTTCCGGCTTTAATGCCTGATATTTTGGCATTTCTGACATTAAAGTGTGAGCAGTTTCTCAAAAAATTAATACCTGCCGCTGTTGCCGATAAAGCATTGCCTGCATTAGATATATTAACATTGTCTATGTTTGCATTTGGGCAATTAATCAAAGTAATAATCTGTGACACTTTATTTTTGCCGTCAAAGTTACCGTCAATAACGGTCAGATTCTTACAACCGGTAAATTTGAAAAATGTACTTTGTACACTTGTGCCTGCTGAGTCTGTGTTGTCAGTAGCTTTATTGCAATAAATAAATTCAGCATTATCACATATAATTGTCAGATTTTCAACATTTTCGAGGGCTAACCCGTTGCATTTATATGTTCCCTTCGGAAAATATAAAGTTCTGTTGTCAAGCGGATAAAATACAAGCATACCAAGAGTAGTGTCAGCGCCTGTGTTATCTACTCCTAACGATCTGACGTTGAGCCAAGTCAAATTACTTGCATCAACATTCGGATATGTGTTCATGAATTGATTCAGCGTATCTTTCAGTCTTGATGCCATACTGTTTACAGCCACTATAATTTTCTCGAAAAGGCTTATGCCAGTTGAAGCACTCGGCAACATACCTTTCTGCCTGTTAATTCCGACAAGGTTGGTATTGAGTGTTACTGTATTGCCATTGCTATCTGCATAACTTCCGGTCAGGCTGAAATAGACTTTATCCCCCTCAAGCTCTGACGGTATGTCAAACACTGCGGTTTTGTCATCAGTTGTAAGGCTCACTGTACTTTTAACGATATTATCTTTTTCGCTCATAAAATTTGCCGTAACAAGAGCGCAGTTGTCCCAGTCGGATTCCATAAAATAGCATTTGATTTTAGTGTATTTCTTTTCACCGAGAACCGGATTAAATCCGTCTCTGCGTTTCAGGGTATTTTTATATACTTCAAATTTCAGCGTATTCATAATGCCGCCCCCTATCGTTAATTACATTATATAGTTTTCTGCGAACTCAAAAAAGTTAAAACCCACAAAAAAGGACAGCGTTTCCGCTGCCCTCAATTTGTTTATTTACTTTTTTGCTTTTTGATTTTATCCTGACATTTTCTGAGAGCTGATTTAAACTTGCTTTCAGAGCCGTAGATATTCAGTAACTGTCTGTACAATGTGTGCGTTGTATCTGCATCATTGCTTTTGCTTGCCTCAATATACTTTTTAAATATAGGATCAGTTCGGCTTGCACTCTGCATCAGCTTTTTCATTTGATTCTTTGTCTTACCTTTATGCTCCATAAGGTATTTTTCAACCTTTTCATAGCTTTCAGTATCGCCGTTCTTCAAAAAGTCAAATGCATCCGAATACTTGTACAATTCGGGTTTGCTGTCACTCTCTTCTTCATTGTCGTACTTATCAAGTCCTTCTGCATTTTTTTGTTCATCTTCAAGGTCACTGACAATCGAATTAATGGCTTTTACAACGGTTGTTTTGTCAAAGCCTAAGTCAGAATACTTTTCAACCGTATTTTCATATGCCGTCAAATCGCCGTTAAAGAACGCATTTCCTGCGGCAATGATTTCCGTATCATCTTCAAGCTCTGTTTTCAGTTTGCTGTTAATATAGCTTTTATCAACCTGCTTGCCTGTGGAAGTCTTTCCTTTCAGCCATTCTGAATAAAGTTTTGCAAATTTCTTTTTGTCGCCGTCAATAAGAGCCTCATAGCAGTAATTAGCATACATCTGCATAGACACTTCACCGTAGTCATTAACAGTCGGTGTACCGCCGTATTTTGTGAAGTTTTCAATGTGATTGCATGCTCCCTGAAACAAGTTCATCAAATTCTTTGTTGGAAGTCCTGTCAGCATTCCGAGTGTTCCCACAAGTGAAGAAATATTTTTTCTCAGCTTTTCGGGTGTATCGGAACGGGCAATGTTTATGATTCCCGTTATAAAGTCATTAATCGTGTCAACACCCGGAAGAGATAATCCGTAAAATTCTTCGTTTTTATCAATGAGTGCTAATACGGTATTGTACACCGTGTCACCGAAAAGGAACATGCCCGTTAATTCAGAACCGAAATCCTTCAACAGCCTTGAACCGACAGACCACGGAGTAATATTGCCGTCCTCGTCACGGTATCTGTCCCACTTGCCGAACAATGCGGCTATCAACGGCATCAAAATTCCGCAGGTCATAGCTGTACTGACAATAATTGCGGAGTAGGTCCTTGCAAGCTGTTTCTTTGCAATCTTAACTTCCGTTCTCGCCTGCTTCTTTTCAAATTCACTTACAGCCTGTTTGTAATCTTTAAGCCTTGCGTTGTATTCACCGCTTGCGTCCATTGCGGCATTTACCATACAGAAAACCTGACTTTTGCAAATTGTAAATATTCTGTTCACGGGATTTTTACTTCTCAAAATCTGTCCTTGTTGCATTACCGAACTGTTAGGCATCATATTGTTAATAATGTCCTCAAGCGTTTTTGCAACATTCGGCATAAATTCCTTACTGTCGGGAGATATTCCCATATTGCCCTTTACATGCTCATAGGCAATCCAGTAGTTCATTTCTACCATAAGCACATCACTTTTTTCGATCCAGTTTAAACGGTCAAGAGTATGTCCTACCCAACCCGAACTGTCAATCAAGCCTTTGTATCTGCTGATTTCTGCCATTTCACGGCTGTTGTTGCCCTGTTTTCTGTATTCAAGTATAGGAGTATATTTAGCAATTTCATCATACGGAATACTTTGCTTGTAGCTGTCGGGTAACGCTCTGTTTAAAAACGGAGTATGCTTTCCCGGACGAATGTGTTTAAGTCCTGCAAGGGTTGCTTTCCAGCCTACCCTTGCCGCTGCCAATGGATAAGAAGATAACTGTTTGATAGCCGAAGAGATATTTGCTGTCAGTACCGCTCTTATATATTTTCCTGTCAGCATATCAATTCTGCCCGGATCAGCCTGTTTTGTCGAGCCCTGCAAATCGCCCATGAGTTTACTTATGTATTCTTCGCTTTCGTTGCCCCATTGCTGTTTCATTATTTCCTTCATACTCGGGAAATATTCCGTTGTCGATGTGCTTTCCTTCTTTTTCTTTTGCTTTTCTTCCCTTTCAATGAAATCAAGAACCTCGTCAATGCTGAGCGTTGAGTGCGCCTCTTTTTCAACGCTGTACTTGACATCACCTTGATTCTGTGATTTAATATTGTCAGAGAATCCATACTTGGAACTAGGCAGAGGCAATTGGAGCCCATTACCCGTTAGCCAAGTATGGGTTCTCTTTTCATTTGGTTCAACATACAATATATTACTTTTATCAATCATATGTTGCAAATTACTGTCTTTGCCGTAGGCACTTGCTATTTTTATAATATCAAGGCTTTTTCCACCCTCTCCTATAGGATTTAACTCTAAAGCTACCAACACGGGATTATTTTTTGCATCGTAAACATCACCAAATAATACTAATCTACCTTTAACTGTATATGACTCCATAACAATAATAGGCGATTCCAAAACATTAGGCACTTGTTTAAGAATATCATCTGTCATTTCAGGGTGTTTGTTTTTGATTTTAAGTATTTTGGAAGTATCCCACCAAATATTTTTATCGTCAACACCCAATCTTTGAAGAACCTCTGATGTTGTTCCTACTCTGAACGAAAATCGTCCGCCCTTTTTATCCCATTCATCGTACTTATCGGTAAAGTGTTCGTCAATGCTCAGCTTGGATTTTTCTTCTTCATCCGCATGGGTGTTATTTTTTTGTCTGATATTTTCGGCAGAATTAAGGTTTTCTTCCTGAACAGCTTTAACAAGGCTGTCATTTTTGTGGTCGTAGTGTGGCATATTGAACACACGGTTAAATGTTTCAATCGGCATCGTAAGACCGCACCAGCTTGACACGCTTTTAATCTGAGAGGTAAGCTTTGCCGTTGCACCTTTAAGTTTCAGCCTGTTGTACTTGAAATTTTCTCTTTCATGAAGGAATGCTCGGCTGTTGATACTTCTGTTAATCAGCACATCGGCAAATGTTCCGTAAACCGTATCTTCGTCAATCGTGATAGGACAATAGTTTTTTACCTTTGCAATTTCATATCCGTATTTTTCGTTTGACACCTTGTTGACGGCATTCTGCATATCTTCATTGTACATCTCACGGCAAATTTCATAAACAGTTTTTGCAATCTCATTGTTCATGACATAATCCCTGATTCGTGAAATATCCGACTCTGTGGGAAGAATATAACAACCGCTGTCCTTTGAATACATAAGCTGTTGGTTTTTCCGTTTTATGTACTTGATATTCGGCACTTGATAACCGCTGTACATCATATGTGCCCTGCCGTATTCATCCTCATATTCAAGGAGCATTTCAACAAGCATATCGGCAGTAAGTCCAACTTTAACCTGTTCGCCTGTTTTCTTGTCAACAAGTTCCTCTTTGGTGTTAGGGTCTATGCCGTCAAATTCCATTGCCTGCTCTCTGACATAATCCTTTTTGGCTTTATATGAGAAACGGGACATTTGTTCTTCATACTTATTCGTCCAGTCAATGCTTAATTGTTCTGCGTCCGACTGTCCCTGATTCAGCATATCCATCAGCTGAACAATCACGCTGTCATTGTGATAACCCGAAATCATTCGTGCAAAGCGTATCGGATCTGACATATATTTGCGGTATGCCAAAAGCGTCCTCTTGGCAGTGCTTGCCTGTGTATTAGAACCTTTCTTGTGTGTGCCTGTAACTTTTTTGAGTTCCTCAGCACCTTTTCGTGATACAAGATAAGCGTCATACTCCTTGCCGTTAATGACAATCTTATTTGCAGCGTCAAGCAGTTTCTTTACTTCGCTGAAAGCTGTGCTTATTCTTTTCAGCTCACTAAGAGAAAAGTCCTTTAACGAGGTTTTTCCGTTTTTCTCGGCTTTCTCAAAAATATTTCTTACATCTTCAAGAAGCCCTGTAAAATGCTGTTTGATATTGCCTTTGTTGTCAAACACATTATATCCCAGCAAAGCGTTTCTCATTGCCGGTGGTAAAGTAATTTTTCCGTCAGTATTTGCAATTTCGCTGTTTAAAGCCGAAATAAGTTTCTCGGTTTCTGCTGACAATGTTACTTTGTTTACTCTTTCATCTTTTTGATTGACGGTTTTGTTATATCCCGTCTTTTCCGTAATGTCGTTTACACCTTTGGAAAATCCCGAATAATTGCCTGTCAATTCGGAGAGAAGTCTGTACAAAGGTTTCACAACCGAAATAGGAACATTATTGCTCGGCTTAGGCTTTAAGTGTCTGTTAATAAGCCTTTCAAGCGTTGTACTGATTTTCTGACGATACTTCGTTTTATCACGCTCAGCACGGTATTCTTCTGCAACCGTCTTTTTTGTTGCACGAAGAGTAATTCTGTATTCCTTTGCATCGCTTTTGATTTTATTCCTCAGCTTAATATCATTTTTGATATACTGCTCGGTTTTCTTATTGTTCTTTCTTACCAAAGATTTAATCTGCTTTTCGGCATTTTTCTTCTGCTCCGAAATCTGTTCTGCATATCTTGCATTCTTTTCCTTTAAGAGCAGTTCGTGTTCCTCGTTAGCCTGATTATATATTTCGGTAATACTGTGCAATAATTCTTTATTGGCATTATTGTCAAGAACAACTTCTTTTGCCTGTTGTTTCAAATATTCCGTAGCAACACCAAAAGCCATTTCAATCGCCGTTTCGTCAATTGACTGTACACTCTTTCCGTCAATTGAAACAAAATGTTCTGCAAGGTCATAGTTAATAAACCTTTCAAGTGTTTTGTATCCCTCTTCACTTCTCCAGTTAAAGGTTTCATCAATTCCTGCAATATCTCCGATAATCTCTGAAATTGAATTTCCGACATCTTCAATACTGCCCTCGTTTACACTTTCGATGAGAGCATATCCCTTTGCTGTTCTGATGTTGATTTTACCCATAAGTGCTTTACGGAAGTTTGTAATACTGCCGTAGGCGCTTTTAATAAAATCAATGTCACCTTTCGGAATAACAAGGGTAACCTCTTTCAGACTGTCGCTTAAATCCTTTGCCCACTCGGAATGCTTTTTGTCAATCAAGGAAGATTTTTTCAGATATTCTTTGCATTCTTCCGCAAGGCTCTCAATTGCATCGTTAAAACTCTGCGTATCATTTTTGACGGAATTTTCAAAGTCATTTACAACTGACTTAAACGCTTCAATTCTTGATTTGTTCTTACCGTTAAGATTTACTCCGTATTCCTGCAAAACATTACACACAAGACGGTGCATTCCTGATTGACCGATTCGTATATCCTTGCCCACGCGCATTCCGTGTTCGGCGGTTTTGCCGGCATAATGATATAAAATGCTGATCCGCCTGTCGGGGTTCTTTTCGTCCTTTACAGCGTCAAAAACACTTTTGCCGTCGTCATTCACAAGCCAATCATCGTATTCATCGTCAATTGAAAAATTCAGCGTATCGTGTATTGCACCGGCTTTTTCATCTTCATCTGTAAAATCATAATCTTCATCAAGACTGTAACGAATATCAGGGTTGTTGCCGTCAAATGTTCCGATATTGTCTGTTGCAGATTTAACCTGAGTATTTTCAAATGCTATGAATGTTTTTGTGCTTCTTCCAAAACTGCCGACATCATTATTAACGATAACACCGTCATAATTGCTGTTTTTGAAATAATCATCTATCAAGGCTTTAGCGTTATGGCTTGCTTCATTAACCTTATTTTCCCATTCTTCCATAATTTCATCAAGTGCATCTCTTGATATGGATTTTTGGTACTCTTCTTCAGATATTTCACCGTTCTTTTTCGCATTCCACAGCTTTTGATATTCCTCGTTTTCTCTTTTCATCTCCTCGTTGAATTTAGCCTTGTATTCCTTATTAACGCTGTCTATCGCACTTTTAGCTTTCGTATATCCCTGTACATTCTTATCGTAAAATTTAACAAGTTCGCTTCTGTTGTTGACAATGAGGGGATTTTTAATAGAGGCATACAACGGCATTTGAATATTTCCGCCAACTCCGATATCGTTGTTTGTCGGTTTCATAAATATACCCGTAGGCATTTCACTGTCAAATTCTCCCGAGCCTTTTTGTTTTGTATCAAAGGTTGTAAACTCTTTTTCTGTTTGGTGGTACAAAACAAGCGGTTCACCGTTGTTGTCTACCACTTTACTCGCTTTTGCAGGGCTATTCTGCCAATCACCGAACCATCTGATAAATTGTTTGCTTTGAGTAATATTATTGATTTTTTTATTGACAATATCATCAATAGGACGTATAATAATATTGGAACCCGAATTTTTAAGTCGGCTGGGTAATTGGTACCCTGACTTCTTAAAAATATTCTGGGTTCTTTTTTTGTCTAAATAAAAGAATCCTGTTTTGCCCATTGTTTCCAAAGCAATGGCTTCTTTTATATAATCGTTGATATTATCCTTATCAAAATATGTTGCAACAAGATTAACATCTATGTGTGTGTTATTGTACATTCCCTCATAATCAACAGTTATCGGTGCAATTACCTGTTTTCCGCCAACTGATAAATCAACTAAAACAACTACTTTATGGGTGCTGTCTTTGCTCTTATTTTTCTTTACCGCAAAATCAGGGTGAGCTATTACCATAAGCGGATCAGAAATTTTATTGTAAATATCTTTTACAGTATCAAACCCTAAATTGTGATAATTGGTATTTTTATGATATCTCCCCTCACTTTTTGCTCTTGTATCTGATACTGCGACAGAATAAATATGATTTTTAGTCATAGCAAGAGGTAATGGTGCTAATCCGATTTTTTGAAGGATTTTAGGTGTAATACCCATAATTACAACATTATCACTGTTGTAGGTGTTTTTTTCAATTTCATCAACTTTCTTTTCAAATTCCGCTTGTACTATGTTGTCGGTACTTCCTATTGAATATTTTTCAACATCCAACCTCTCACCGTTCTGAACCTCTGCTTGCTCGGTGATATTTTCTCTTGCGGTGTCTGCCGCCTCAGAAAATCTTTGAGCGAGGTTTTCAAGTGCTTCAAGGTCTTTTGCAAATGCTTTAGCTCCGTAGTTTGTGCTTTTGTCGATGAGCCAATTCTTTACTTTTTCAATCAAAGATTTAATTGCCGCTGCAATTTTTGATTTATTCTGCTTGGTGCTGAGGGCAATATTGAGAGCCTTTTCATCTGAGGCAATGCTCATAAGTGTGTCGCATACAATTTCTTCCAGTGCGGCATCTCTTGTGTTTTCGTGTTCATCGGCCTGCAAACGGTTGCCGTATCTCTCAATTGTACGGTCAATCATCTTGTTAAGGTCAACACCCTTGCGTACAAGATAGTCTGACACAAAGTCACTCAATGTTCTCCATTCGGTCGGGTTGGTTTTCTTAATCATATGTCCGGCTTCGTGTAAAGCTGTGGCAAGGATTTTCTGACTTGAAATTTCTGAGCTTAAAATAATATTACCGTCTTTTGCAACACCGTTCACTCCGTCAGCAAGGCGGTCTGAAATAATAATGTTTCTGCCCGTCTTTGTCGCAAGGTTGCCGAGTGTATTAATAAGCTCCTGCGAAATGTGTGAAACATCTGTTCCGCTGTCTGCATACACGCTCACACCGCTTGTGTCGGCTCTGCCGTTGCGGTTGATTAACTCGGTCAGTCTGTTGGCATGGTGTTGAGTGTTAATGTCAACATCTCTTCTGCCGGTGCTCAATGCCTGACTTACAATCTGTTCACCGAGAATATTTTTAAGAATCGTATATTCAGAAGTTTCTCTGAGTGAATCAAGTTTAACGCCCTCTCGACCAAAGCTGTATGCGGCTGAATATGCTTTGTTATATTTATAAAGCATTTCGTCATCAGTCATTCTCTGTGCCTGCGGACTTTCTCTCCATTCTTCAAAGTTTGAAATATAGTTCCTTGCGCCGTATGTATCAAATTCGTTTGCGCTGTGAACAATCGTATCAAGCTGACTGTCAGAGAATGTTATGCTGTCCGCATTAACCTGCTTACCGTCATTGGTGTTGAACACAAGTGTATTTTCTTCGTCATTGCGATTGATTTTAGCTGAGCTTTCAAGGCTCTTGAGTGCGACCTTTACAACCTTGCCCGTTGAAGTATCTGTTGCAATAATACCGTTCGGGTGATTCTTACCAAAAGCATATACACCGTACATTTTGCCGATAGCCTCTGTATCGGCTTTTTTTGTTGCATTGATTACAGTGTTTGCCCGTGCCTGTTCTGCGTTCTGCTGTCCGTTCTGAGCCGTGTTCTGCTGTGTAGGGCTCTGTTCGTTCTGAGCATTAACAGTCTGATTACTCTGCTCTTGTGTATTCTGCTTTTTAACCTGAGCAATTTTGTTTACAAGTTCGGGATTTTGGGCAACCTCTCTGTTGATAAGATACATAAGGTTGCCGACATCTCCGGCACTGATTTTTCCCTCGTTATCGGTTTCAACGAGTTTCTGCATTTTGTGTGCATAGTTGTATGCTCTATCGTTTTTGTCGGTTGCAAGTCCTCGCCTAATGAGTAAATCAAGGTCAAAGTTTTCATCGGCCATAACAGCTTTACCGATTTGTGCGTTGCTCTCTTTATTTTGGGCCATATCAATTTTTGCACCTGCAAGATTAATTCCTGCGGTAGCAAGGTTAAGCACACCACCGCTGATTGCACCGCCGGCAAAATCAAGTCCGACATTCTTCCAAAAGTCCCAGCTTGCGGCATTCTCCGCCTCAGCCTCACTCATTCCCTGTTCCATATAATTTTTCTTTGAAAGGTTGTATGAAGATAAATCCTTGTTTATTGCGTCATCAGTCAATCTGTTTGCAAGGTCGGTAAAAGCCTCTTCCGAGCCTTCAGTAAATGCACCTTTAAGCACATTGCCGACAGCCGCACGAAATGTGCTTTTTCCGCTTGCTCTAAACGCTGAAAGCTGTTCAAGCGATATTTTCTCAAACAAAGCTTCAGCAATGCCGTTGGCTACTCCAGTTGTCACTGCATTTTCAATTGAACCGCCGTTTTCAATAACTTCATTAACACCGCTTACACCCGCAGAAGTACCAAGCAAAGTTAAACCCATTGTCGAACCACCGGGAATAAACTTATTCATAACCATATTGATAGTTGAATCAGCAATTCCCATACCTGCGGTATAGAGCAAAGAGCCGAAATCATTGTTGATTTTTTCGGAAACTGATTGCCTTATTGCTTCACTTTTTGCTGTCTCGGTAGTGTCAGGATTTATATAACCGTCACCGCCGTTATATTTTTTATCAATGTTAGCCGAAATATATTGAATTGCATCGGGTACGCCTCCGACAAATTTCTGACCTATGCTGTTTGCGGAAGCAATAACGGGATGTTTTTTTGCATACATTTTTATACGGTCAAGGTTATCCTCTGCCTTTTTTTCATCCTGTTCTCTCGCATACCATTTATACAAGGATTCGGTATTATAGCCTTTATCTTTAAGTTTTAAGAAATCTGCTTTGATTTTATTTCTTTCGCTCTCAGACAGTTTTTTGATGTAGCTGTTATCAGTATTATCAGCTTCGTCAGCGTCTGAGGTATCTGTTTTTAAATACTCCTGCAAAGCATAATATTTCTGCAAAACAGTTTTTGCCTTGATGTCGTTATTAACAATATCGTCGTACTCTTTTTTCTTCTGTTCAGAGAGTTTTGCGTTGTCGATTGCAGTTTTTAATTTTCCCTGTTCATCTTCAATTGCTTTAAGCCGGTTATATGCCTGTTCTTCATCTCTCTGATTCCACAAGCTGTTAGCTTCTTTATTAAGCTGATTATTATAATCTTCCAACTCCTTACTTGATGAATTATCATACATATGCTTATTAAGCCAGTTAAGCTCACTTGTTGTTGCGTGCAATCTCGCATTAAGCCTCTGCTCAAGCGTTGAGTTTTTATATTTGTTTTCAAAACTTTCCGTAAGTTTGTTTGCTTTGTCGCCAATATCGGCAAGAACAGCTTTCTGCGAATCACTTAAATCATACTCGCCGTTTCTCTGCTTTTCTGCAATCTGTTTGTCAAGCTCATCAATTTTTGAACTGTACTCTGAATAAACTTTATACTTATCCTTTTTTCTTGTATCAATACCTGTAGAGGTTACAAGTCCGTTATCAAGTGCATACTTGTTGCGTTCATCAACTAATGCTTTTCTTTCATCGGTCATACCTTTTAAAGATTGACTGTGAGCATATTCCTTAGCGTTCTGTCGGTTTATTTCCGTCTGCTTATTAACCCTGTCGGCAAGTTCATCATATTCTTTCTGCATTTTCTCGGCTGTTTTGGTGTCACCTGTTGCAACCGCCGCATTATACATGTATGTAAGTCCTTTAACTCTATCATTCAAAGACTTGTTCGGGTTTTTAATTGCTGCTCTAAAATCCTCTGCGGAGCTGTTTGCCTTATTCCAATTTCCGTTTAAAAAGGATTTTATATTTGAACCTGTACTTGAAGAAGTATTGTTGCTGTTCTTCTTGTGATTAATGATATTAAACATTTCATTAACAGTAATTCTCGGACTTGTTGTCCCTGTGTCATTGTTGCCGGTAGTATCTTCTGTTTCACCTCTGACAATTTGTCTGATAGTCATTTCAGAATTATGCTGAGGTTCAAGATTCCTTCCTGCTAAATCTCCGCTTCTTGCTCCTGCATTACTAAAATTATCCTTGCGGTACTTCTTACTGCTTTGCCTGCCTGTGATTATATCTTTTAATTCACCCATAGTTTTACTCCTTAGTCGTCAAGTGACAGTCCGTATTTGGCTGAGAGATATGCAACATCTGCCGCACTTAGCTGTCCCATATTGTGTCCCTGAATAATACTGCCTCTGATATACTTCTTATTCTTCTGCTTATCAAGTCCCATTGTTGTTGCGTAACTGTCGGCAAGTTCGCTGTTATACTTACTTCCGTCACTTGTTATGCCGATTTTCTTGTATAGATAATCCCTTTCGTCATCGTTGATATAGCCCTCACGATACTTTTCGTCAATGTATGTTTGAGCGTACACGGTGTAATTGACTGCACCGCCTTCTTTGTATAACGCTCCGTCCTCTTTGTTGCCCGTGCCCTTTTTAAAATCATTTTTCGTAACGCCCATTGAGGCAAATACAGCATTTGCATTTTCTGTTTTGCCTTTGTTTTTCTCAGCCTTTGCTTTTGCTTTTTCGGCCGCTTTCTGAGCCTTAGTGTAGGCTGTATAAGCCGCCTTATTTCTTTCATACTCAATCTTCTGAGCGTTTTCTCTTTCAGCCTGTGCATTTTGTGCAAGCTGATTTGCACTTACCGTGTCATACAAATAACGTTGACTGTCTGCTGCTCTTGCTGATGAGAGATTATTTACTGCTCCATTAAGTTTGGTGGAATAAACATCATTATTAGCACTGTCAAGGTTGACATCTGCCTGTCTGTCGGTTGAGTACCTGCTTGCAAGAAGATTAAGATAGTTCTTGTAGTCTCCTACCGTGTCACGATTACGGCTGTAATCTGTACCCTCAAGCGTGTTATAGAGGTTAAGCACATTTGCGTTTTTCTCCTGTTTTGCTTGATAGTCCTGTTGTGCAAGTCCTCTAAATGTACTTTCTGCATCGCTTATATTGCCCATACGCTCATTGTAAACCTCGTTTGCGACAGTATCGGCATAGGTAGGATTGTAACCGCCTGAAAGCTGATTAGCTGTGTTACGGCTCGTATCTCGTGCCATAGCGGCATTCTGCGCAAATTCCTTTCTGTACTGCTGATATGCCTTGTCTTGCATCGGGTCATATTCAAATCCTCTGCCTGTCAGATAGTTACTTATAGCGTCATCTAACTTACCGCTGTAAGTGCTTTTATAATCGTCAGCCTGTCCTGTCGCTGTTGATTCTGCACCCGCAAGAGCGGCGGCACTCTGCTTAGTGTCACCGCTCACCGTCTGACTCGGTACTTCATTCATCAGGTCATTATAAATTTTCTCTTCGCTGTTCACGCTCAATGTTCTCACCTCACTTTATTTTCAGCTGACTGTTCAGATAATTGTAATAAGCGTCCGACTGTCTGCGCTGACTGTCAATACTTGACCTTGTGTCGGCACTCAATGTGTTGTGTTCATACTGTGCCTCGGCAAGATTTCTAATGTCAGAAAGATTACTCTGTGCCGCTGACATTTGTGTCTGCCAGTGAGCCAGTTCGTTTTGAAAGTTACTCATATTAAGGCCTTTGCTTGTGCCGTACTTATTTTCGTAGTAGTTCATAAAGTCGTAATCATCCGTTACGCTGTCCCTGTATCTCTGATATTGCGTGTTATCAAGGTTCTGCAATACACCGATTCTGTTCAGCGTATCTTCCTGCTGTTGCTGATAACTCTTGTAGGCTTCGTTTTTGAGTGTTGGTACCTTACTTGCAAGCTCGTCCATATACTCGCCGAATGCCTTTTGACCAGCCGCCTGTGAATATGTATTGCTGTAACCGCCTGTGTTGCCGGCATAACTTCCCTGCACATTCTCCTGTGTAACCTTGCCCTCACGGGTATATTTTTCTTTTGCTTGCTGATATTCCGTAGAATTTTCGGGTGTCCAGTCAAATTTATTTTTTTGATATTGATTTGCAAGCTCGTCAATTGTACCCTTGTACTTGCTCGTATATCCCTTATTGATTTTGTCGGTGTATGAGTTTGCGTAGTTGTCAGCCTGCTGACGAGCCTGTCTTGTGTCGTAGCTGTCAGCATATGTCGGAGCTGATGAGGCAACACGGTTATAGTTATTAACCGCATTGTCAACATCGCCCGTGCCGTAAACCTTGTATGTATAAGCCATTATTTTTCACTTCCTTTTTGTGACTGTCCGATTGCAGAAAGAAAATCATCTGTTATGTTGTCGCTGTCAATGTTACTTAAAACAAAAGCTAACTGTTCGTACATATCGTTTAGATAGTTCCGCATCTCACCTATGTCATTCGTTGAGGGCGGTGGGTCAAGTTTAAATGTTGCCACGCTTATCACTTCCTCTACTGTGCTCAATGTCAATTCCGTATATTTCGACCTGTCCTGTTCCTACAAGTTTAAGGCGCAGATATTCAGCTCTGCGTAAAGCTACGGCGAATACTCTCGGCTTTTTCTCGCTGTACAGCATTTCCGATACTTTTCGCCATTCGCCGTTGTCCTTATACTGCACAAACAAGCTGACCTTTGCTCCTTTTTCGGCTTTAATGCCGATTCGAATTTTTCCGATATTTTTCACATTAAATTCGCCGTCGTAAAGGTCACCCGTTTCTGCGGACCACTCAAAGCAATCTTCCTGTTGATACTCATATTTCGTATTGTCAACAAGAAGATTGTCCGCTTTATCAGGACACATAATGTTTTCTTTTGTTTCATCAATCCAATACAGAACACCGTTGTATGTGGTGCAGTCAATCATCTTTGCGGCATCTTCCTTGTGCCACAAGCCTTTGTCGGTGTCATACACAAGAAGTTCATGTTCTCCGTCATCTCTTTCTGCGGAGATATAATACTTATTTTCATGCCGACCGCCGACTGCGTTCTTATAATTGTGTCCCCACAAAGATTCTTCGCTGATGAGTGCCGGCAAGCTACCGCTCTGATAAGCATACACACCGTTATGCCCAAGATAAAACAAGGTTGAGTTAATGTTCACAAGGCTTTTTTCGCTTCCAATCTCAACACCGGGAACATTGTATTCTGCAAGGGTAAAATTGCTCGGCTTTGTTCCATAGATTTTTAATGCGTAATTCTCCTTGAAAAATATAATGCTGTCGCCCCGTGTCGCAATCCCTGTAAACTTTCCTTCTTTACCGCATGTCATAGCCCAGCTGTCTGTACTGATTCCGTCACTGTATGCCTGCCAGTTGCGCTCATCACCTTGTTTACAACAATATATTTCGTTGTTTTCCGAAGAGCAACACCACAAACGGTTTTGCATTTCAACAATTTTCCCCTCATCAAAATCGGGAGAGATTCTTTCGACTGTGACTGTACCTGTGTACGGCACGCTTGATTCCAATTCGCACTTGATTACAAGCTCATTTTTTGAAACGTAATAAACCTTGAAAGTTTTCCCGTTAAGGTTTTCAATATAAGTTTTATCAACGTAGCTTTCGGCATCTGTGCTGACAAGAGAGTCAGTTAATCCGCTGATTTTAACAAAATCTCCAGCTTCAATATGCAATCCAATGTTTTTGGCTCTTATTGTCGTATAATTAAATTTTTGAGACAACTTTTTGAATTTCAAAAGCCTATTCTTTTTATAGGTACTGTCGCTCTTTTCAATTCCGACAACAGAATAAAAGTTGTTATAACTTTCAATTACCGTGCCTATCTTAATATCATTTAAGCTGAATATATCAACCATGTCTTTATTACTTGTCAACTGATATTTGGTGTCGGTTAAATCGTTGCTGGTATATAAAGTTACGCTCGGTCGATAATTCTTGTTCGCACTTGCGTCATAATGTGACCGTGTAATTGAACATAACAAATATGCGTAATCATATGTCAAGGCATCAAGTTGCAAATTACTCTTTGTTTCTACTCGTGTGCTCAAATCTTTGTTTTGGCAGTCAATCTTAGTCACCTTTTTGTTGCTAATATTGACCGAGAATTTCTCGGGGAATACTACAACCTTATTGCCGTATAAAACGATATGGTGCTGTTTGGCCGCATCAATCTCATCAATCTTTGTAACCTCTGCCCCGATATGCAGATTTTTGTCTGAGTCAATATAAATCAAACCTGAGTTAGCCGACAATAGATTCGAAATAATTTTGATTTTATCGTCCGAAGTAATTCGTGAGCGGTTTGCTCTCGGTGCAAGCTGTGGGTATTTATCAGAAGTCATATTTTTTAAATCTTTGAACTCTGTGTAAATACTGCTTGATGAGCTTGAAACTCTTGAAAATCCTGTGTTTGGACTTCTGTTTAATCCTCTGAACACACTGATACTCGTTGTGTCTCTCCTCGGTATTCTTAATTCGGGTAGCATATTGTCACCTCTTAACCAATGTGAAAGTTATACCTTTTCTTTTGCGGGTGCGTTCTGAACCAAAACGCTCCAAAATCCTGCCTCAGCTGATTATATACGCTCATATCAACGGAATATCTTTCAGCCTCTTCGTAGTCCCTGTCAATCTGTGCCGCACAATACACCTCGTACATCCTATCATATGGAGCAGGTGCAAGAAGTTCAAAGTCACGGTCCGTATCAATCTGATAGTTCCCGTATGTTCCAACTATGCAATTATCACCTTCGCGATTACTTATTACATTGCTGATGATTTCCATTTCTGCCTCATTAATATAACTTATAATGTCCTCATCGGACACATCATATCCGCTTTTAAGATTCCTCACTCTTTCAATCACCTTGTCAAGTGTCATATAATCACCTCTCTAATATCTGTGTACGCAAAAAGGCGGAAGCTACCGCCCCCGCCCTTCTGCGAATTTTGTGTAAGGAGTACAATTTATTCCTTGTTATTGAATTAGATTCTGCCCTCGGCAATTGCCTGCTGGGCAATCTCGGCAGCCTTATCCTGCACGCCCTGAGCAAATTCAGCCTGCTTAATTGAGTTGTCAATAATCTCCGCAACCTTGCGGGGAATGTTCGTCTTAACACCTCTCGGAACAGTGTACTGCACGCCGTTAATATTGACCTCAATATTCTTGTTTGACTTCATCGAACCTGTCGGAACGATGTACTCAACAAGTTCTTCACTTTCCTTGTTTGCCTTTTCAATCAGCTTTGCAAGTTCCTTGTCCTGCTTGATTTTTTCCGCCTTACGGTCTGTCGGCATACTCTTCTTGAGTTCTTGCAATTCGTCATACATTCCAAGGAGCTTATCAAGCTGAGATTTTTCAATTGTTACGGTATCGGCAGTAGTTTCCGCTGCCGATACTTCTGTATTTTCTGCCGTCTCTGCGGCTTTCTTTGTTGTTGCCATAGGTTATACCTCCCGATTATGCTACAGCCGGAGAAGCTGTCTGTGCTACTGTGTTGAGAGATGAGGCTGATTCGATACGAACCATTCTTGTCTGACCGATAATGCCGACGCCGTGAGTTGTTTTCCATCCCTGTGTTGCTCTCTGGTCGAGTGGGTCAGATGTACCGCCTGAGCCAAAGCCCTTAACGATTGTCTGAGTACCTTCGCCCTCAATCTCAACAGTAACATATGCGTCCTTACCGAACACAAGAGTTGAGTAAACATCAATTTTGTTTGCGCCTGCGCCCTTGAACACTTTCGCAAAGTTTGACTGTACAAACTTAACATTACCGATTGTACCGATTTCACCTTTGAAGATTCTGTCAGCGTGAGCATACTTAACTACGCTGATGAAATCCTTGTTGCTGATGATGTCATACTTAACATTCGGATGTACAACAGCGACATAGTTCTCTCCGATTGGCTCAGCGTTCTGGCACTCAAGGTAATTGAGCGCTCTGAAAATGGTGTCAATAGTGAGCTTACTGTTCGCCGTAACTGCCGCACGGCTTGCAACCTCTGTAACCGTACCGTCAGAGCCTACAGCCGGTGCATAGATTACGCTTGTACCGGCATTAAGAGCCTCACGGTCAATCTCTTCAATTGAGCGTCCTGCCTGTGAAGCAAGCTCCTCACTGTCCTTTGTCATCACATTATCACGGCTGCAGAAACTTGCCCAGTCGGTAATCGGTGTATAAGCGCCGTACTGATTGACCGCAATCTCAACATAGTAGAAACTCATCTTATTGCCGACAGGAGTAATGCCTTCCTGTAACGGTGTTGTTACTGTCGGGTACGGTGAAATACCTCTCTTATTGTAGATGTTGCCCGACTGTTTTGGAATTGTGTCATGCTCACCGAACTGACCGTGAACGCATTTCGCTGTCAGGTTCTTGAGGAACACTTTGTGATAATATGTAGCTTTTTCGGGTGTCCAGTCATTGCCCGAGGTTGATGTTGTGTTGCCGTAAGCATTGTAAACATAGCCGTTTGACTTGTTTACACCGCCTGCGTCAACCGTATTACCGTGGATATTGATAATAAGCTTAATAATCTTGCTTTTCATTGTCGTACCTTCCTTTCGGCAAGGCATTAGAGGTGTGCCTCGCCTCGTTTTACTTTTTCATAAAAAGCATCAAATTCAGCGTCAGACATATCGGCCACGCTCTTTCTCTGCGTGGTTGTACCGCTTTTCTTGACCGCATTTTCGGTTGGTCGTCTTGCACCACTCTGAATTGACTGTGCCGCCGCACTGATTGCGGCAGAGCTTGAACGCTTGACAAGGTCTTTCTGCAATTCATCAAAATGCGCCATTTTATAAGCAGTTGTCAAATCGTAAATTTCATCATTACGACCTGTCTTTTCGTTCTGTTCATTTTTCTGCTGAGCAATAAAGTCAAGAGCGGTTCTGAATGACGGATTCTGAAATTCCTCTTCAAGGTTGAAGTTTGGAAATTCCTTCTGCGTTTCCGCTGCAATTGTTCTCAAATGTGTGTCAAGCTCTCTTGCGGCTTTTTCTCTGCGGAGGGTTTCGAGTTCTTCTTCCTGTGCATTTGTTTTCTGCTGATTGAAGAAATCGTTGCGTGCCTCTTCTGTCGTTACTCCTGCGGCAAGAGCCTTTTCAGCAAACAAGTCCTTATCCTCTGATACGGCTTTGAGGAGACCGTCAAGGTCATCGGGCTGTACATTGTACTTGTTTGCAATAAGAGCGAAAATCTGATTGCCGGTGCTTTCTTTTTTCTGCATATCGGAAATCTGCTTGTTTTTGGTTGACAGTCTGTCCTTCACCAAAGACTGCGCTCTGTTCTGATACACATTTTTGAATTTACCTTTAATCAGCTTTTCAAACTCTTCTTCTAAGTTTTCTTCGCCGTCTGTGTCTGTGCTGTTGTTTTCGCCTTCTGTGTTGTTCTGATTCTGATTGCCGTTGCCGAAAGCCTTGTTATAATCGTCGATAAGGTCGTCACCTATGCCGATTCTCTCAGCTCTCTCTCTCGTTTCACGGCTTATGTTGTTGTTGTCGGTGCTTGTGGCAACACCGCTCTCACCGTTTTCGTCTCCGCCGTCAGCTGCGCCTGCTGAGTCGCCGTCATGCAGATTTACGATAAGATTTATAAATTTGTCGTTCATAAGAACCTCCGTCTCTCGTCTTTCCGAGGTGTCTGTCTCTCGTCTTTCCGAGGTGTCAGGCTTAATGCAGTTCCACTACTGCGACCTTATGTTTTAATTATATCAACCTTAATTTTTCAAAAAAAGTTAAAACTCTGTTGATTTTAAACTTTATTTCGGGTTGCCGTCATCAAAGTTTAAATCTATTTCATCGGGGAAATTTTTGGCATAGAGTTCAAATCCCGTCCATAGTGCTTTTATGCCGTGTCGGACTTCGGCATCTGAGCTGACAATATAAAACTCCGATTCCGTGTGACCGTTTTCATAGGTTTCATTGACTATCGTCACATTGTTTTCGTCCTGCATCTCGCGCACGTACTGCAAAAATGCAGAACATAAAGCACTCACGGCAACACACACATCATGTGAGCCGTGTCCTTTGCTTCCGAAATATATCAGATTTCCGCAGTCAATCAATGTTACTTCAATCACATTGTTGCCTCGCTTTCTGTCTGTGGCGGTGTCTGCTGTGCGTTCTGTGCGTTTTCGCTCGGCATAGCATTCTGCACATCTGCCGCTGTTCTGCTTGCGTTCATTGCCTCAAGCATCTGCACCTTGTTAGAAAGCTCCTGTACCGCCTGTGCCAAGGTCTGATTCTGCTTGATTTTCTCAATCAGTTTTTCTTTGCCCTCAAATGTCATGCCGTCAAGCATTACAAGCGTAGCGTCAGCCGCCTGCGGATTGAAAGCTCCCATTTGAAACAGATTCATCATCATTTCATTTTGAGCGGCAGTTGCAAACGGGCTTGCCTTTTGCGCCTTCACGTCAATATCGAAAATCGGCAGTCGTTCAAGTATGTTGCCGTCCTCATCTGTATAATTTACCGTCTGACCGTCTGTGTCTGTATATGTCAACGGCTGTTTTCTGAGGTCTGTGTTGTCAAACTCCTCGTAGGTTGTCTGATTGTTTTCGCCCGTGATTCTGAAAATTCTCGGCAAGTTATAGAACTGCCTCATCAGTTCAATTTCAAGCTGTGCAAGTTCCGTCATTGCTTCCTGTGCCAGCTTGTTTGAGTCACGGCTTACCTTTCCGCCTGCTTCCTGCAATGCCGCAATTGCCGAACCGCTTGTAACACCTGCCGCACTTGCTCCATTACTCGCGTCATTCGTAGCAGAAGTTTCTTTGATTTCATTAGAGAGCCTGTCGTACAAGCTCCATGCTCCTGAGGCAAGCTCCTTTGATTCGACGGGAGCAATGTTACCCTGCAACTGTCCGTTGACCTCAATTACCGTTTTGTCAAGGTCGGTCATATCATCATTGTTCACTCCGACAGCTGTATTTGAGTAAATTCTCGGCTGTGAATTGACTTTGATATTCACAAGCATATCGTGTTTAAGTTCATCAAGCTGATTTTGCGGTGCTCTGACTACATCCATAAATCCGAAGCCCACGGGAGTATCCCGCAGTCTGAACATCGGTTCAAGCACAAACGGATATTTTCCGTGGTTGTAAATCGGCTTGCCCTCGTTTTCCGAAGAGTAGAGAATGTGTTCACCGACGAATTTACAGAGGTGCAGTTCGCCGTTCTTTTTGTAGTACCAGTCAAGTAAGATGACTTTATCATTGGATTTATTACTGTTGTCGTAGGTTTCGTGTTCCACAAGTCCGAGAGATGCAGTCGAAACGCTTTCAAGCTCGGGATATACCTTTCTGATTCCTTCCTCGTCATAATATCGGGCAAAGAATACATTCGCACTGTCCTGTATGTTTTCAATGTGCGGTTCCCAAAAGAGATTCAAAATGTCAACTCGGCTGATAGCAATGTCACCAAGTCCGTTTTCCGCTGTCTTGTCCCATAACACGGCATAACAACCGCAACCGCCTACGAACTTATCAAGCTGTTCATCAGAGTAGGTCCTTATAAATCCGTTGCGTTTGTGTATGCACGGTATTACGCTGTTGAGTGTCTTTGCAGCCTGTTCATCGTCCTGTGCTCTCGGCAGACAAATGATTTCGGGGTAGTTATCCATAGCGTCAGCATGCTTGTTCATTATGACATTGAGTGCCTGAGCTCCTTTGCGTTTCGGTACAAGCACCTTTCGAGGCCTGCCGTTATCGTCAGTTTTAATCTGCGGTGCAGTCGCCTCTGTATAGAGCAGATTATATTCTTTAAATGCCTGCTTAAATCTTTCATCATACTGCTTTTTGCTGTTCTGATATTTGCGGAAGGTCTGCATGGCCTCGTGTATTTCGTCAAGTCCGATAGGCTTGCCGCTGCTCTCGTTCTCTTTTTCTGCCTGTTCGGCTGATTTCGGCTCTTCATCAGTCTTATTGCCTGCACCATAAACATTGCTCAGCTTTGATTTGTCAGAAGTCAGAGCTGGATATGTGCTTTTAACCGGCATAATCATACCATTTTCATCTCGTTTTACTTCGCTCATTTGGTAATCTCCTATCTGTAATATTGTGTCTGACTTATATTCAATGGGTCAAATGCCCTTGCATTTCTCAGTACAACTTCTTTTGGTGTAATAATCGAGGTCATAAAGCCGTATCGCTGTTCGTCATAAATATGATCTTCGCCCTCGGTGTCAATATCTTCGATGTCAATCTGTGAATATACGAGGTTCGGAATTGTTCTGATGAAGTTAGTGCAGGTGTTAAAACACTGAAACATCGGATAGCCTTCCTCATCAAACGCGAGCCGTGAATGAAACTGCATTTTTCCGGCAATTCTCGCATTGTCGCCCTTGTTCCAAAACACACCCAACTGTGCATGCGTTGCGGCTTGACTTTTTCCGCTGCCCTGCTCTGCAAAAATTGCAGGGTCGGCAACTCCGTATATTTGACGGCCCTTAATCTGAGGGTCATTATTTTCAATTGCAAGGATTTCCTGTGCCACTTTTTCGATTGGCCAGCGTACACCTGTATTCGGCTGATTCTTCTTACAGCCGTATAATTCTCTGATTCTGTAAAATCTGCCGTCTTGGTCAACTGCAGTCCAACCGACTGAAAACGGTCTTGTATAGCCCCAGTCGTATGATCTGATAATTCGCCAACTTTGCGGAATTTTGAATGGTTCAATCACATGAGTCCACCGTCTGTCCTTGTAATGCTCTCGGTTATCTATCCACTCGGTAAACACCTGTCCCTCAAAACTATCCCACGAGCCGTATAGCAAGGCATTACGCTCCGCCTCGGGTAATTGTGCCAGTCGCTTGACATAATCGGGGTCATTATTCATCAAGGCGTTGTTATCGAACACGCTCGCAGTAATAAAGACTTTACTGCTCCAATAGTTTTTGGTCGTGCCGTCAGGCATAATTACTTTGTCGCTGAGCCATATAGTTTCGCCCGGAGTTCCGGCAGTCACAAAATACTGTTTCACCCAGCCGTGGCCTACTCCGCCGGGGTTGGCAGTTGACCGCATATACACCTTCGTTGCCTTGCAGTTACCACGATTTCGGGATTTAAGGTAGCTGTATTCATCAAATGTAAACTGCGTTAATTCGTCAAAGCCGATGAAATCGTATTGCTGACCTTGGTATTTATATTTTTCATTCGTGCGGAATAAAGAGCCGAGCTTAATTTGTGCATCGCTTGAAAAGGTCCACACTCTCGTTGTTGCGTTGTATCTTGCCCCTCTGTCAATTGACGGATAAATCGCCCGTGTTTGGTCAATAATTCGCGCAAGGTCAGGCACAGCCCTACGGAGTATCAGCCCTCTGTATTCAGGTATATTCACCTGTCGAGCCGCCTCAACTACAAGATAATCGGTCTTACCTCCGCCGGCAGCACCGCCGTATAACATCTCATCTTCGCCACGGCTCAACGCAATTCTCTGCTTTGGCTGAGGAGTCCATATGACTTTTTTACTCAACGCTTTCACCGTCCTGCTCGTCATCTTCGGGAGGTTGCATTACTTCCTGCATCGGGATTTCAATAATGCCGAGAGCGTTCTCTTCGTCCTGTTCCGTCGTATAATCTGCGAGTATGTCACGAACATTGAGCAGACTCTTTGAAATCTCCGCTGCTCGCTTTGTATTTACAAGTGTTTTTCGCTTTGCATAATCGTAGCTGTATTCTTCTTCCGCTGTGGCGGTTTTCTCATCTTCGCTTTTTTCGGCTTTAACCGTTACTTTCTTCTTGATGAGCTCCTCGTCCTTGTCAAGCTCATTAACAGCTCTGTTCAACTTTGTGATAAGTTTTGAGGCAACGGCCACAACTCTGTCAATCTCTCTGACGGTTTTCTTCACTTTCTCTGTGTTGATTTTCTCTGCTATTTTGTTTGCGGTTTCACTCTGATTCTGCCGCCTCAGCTCCTGCCAGCGTTCTTTCCCCGACCTTTTTCGGATTGCATACACGCTCACTCCGTGCTTTTCGGCAAGTTTTGAAGCGGACATTGTGCCGCTGATATATTCAGCTTTAATTTGCACCCAGTCAATCACTTTTTGCTCATTTAATTCTGTCTGCTGTCCTTTCAAGTCTTTTTTTTGACTCATAAACTCACCGCCTTTTTGTACATGTTTCGTGTCTTAATTTTAGCTTTTTTCTTTCACGCAAAAAAGTTAAAACTTTAATACCAAATTTGTACACTTTTTTTCGTGCCTAATATTGGTATGCAAAAACACGGTTTCACCGAAAGGCAAAACCGTGACAGAAGTAAAATTTTTGAATTGATTTAAAATTTTTGCATATTATGTTTTTAAAAGATTGATGTTTTACAAATCTTTGCTGATCGTCTGAGCAAGCGGACAGCCCCTCCAACAATAGCTCCCGCAAAAATCGTTGAAGTGATTTTCCTTGTCTTGCGGCGAATCAAAAAACAGCGTTGTGCTCTTACTTTTGAGAACTGCCCCGAAACAGCAAATCTTACTTTGGCTATCGTAAGAATAGAACGGACATTTGGCTTTGTTTTCTTTCAAATTTATCTCTCCTTTGATTTTTAGTCTATTCCGCTGCATACTTCATTTTTGTGCAACCCCAAAAGACCGTACATCGCACGGTCTGAATTTACCATTATTTACCATTTCCGCCTCTGCGTAATCGGCAAAAAACAAAAATACCATTTTGCAACGCCGATATCCGAGTAGTTCATTGAGTAATCGTCCTCAATGAGATAATGACCTTCGGGCGCTTCAATCATTTCTCCACGTTCGAGCGCTCTGATTTCTTTTCTTTTTGCCTTTCTTGTAACTGATTCGGGCTTTTTCAGGTTTTTCCTGCTTGTCATCATTCTTTTCTGAGCGGCATCTACATCTTCTTTGCCTGTCAGGTCTTTTGTTATGTAATTAGCTAACTTCTTAAAATTCTCGTTTTTGTACAGCGGTGTAAAATTCTGACCACTTTCATACGGCCATTGTTCAAATAACAGTTCTCGGTCCTCTTTGCTAATGATGATATGTATGTGCCAATTTTTACCGCTTTTTCCGCATTCGATAAAGCCTATGTATTTAAGTCTGCCCTTGCCCTGCTTTTTTAGTCTGTAATTGATTCGGCCAAGCCACCTACCCACCTCGGCACGAAATTCTTTTTCGCTTTCATATGTTCCGTACGGCGCTGAAAAACGGCAGAAAAAATCACCGCTTGAAAAATTTGCATTGATAAGCCTTTGAATATGCTTTACAGCTCGGAGCTTGTTAGCCTTTCTCATCTTGGCAGGACTTAAAGAATTATTTGATTTTCTGCCGCCGTAGTTTTTTCCGATTTTTCGGATTGATTGATAGTATTCGACCTCAATCATTTCTCCGCTTTTGATTTTTCTCTTATATGTGTACATACGCTTAACCTTTTATTATAGTATATTATTCTCGTTTTCCCGACTTAATTAATCATTTGAGCAAGGGGGTTAAGGAGCATTTCAGCTCCTTGTTTTATGACTAATTATTATTCTATTTTGGAATTTTAACGCTGATAGATATAACTAAGCAGTAGCCCATCTGACCATTGAGCTACTGCTTTTTTGCAAACCTTGCTACTCTGCAATTGTGTGTTCTTATTTTATTGCAATATGTTGAGCCGTTGCCTCGGCTCTTTTTGTAACAGCTAAAATCAAAAAAAGAAGTCATTGCTTTTTGATTTTAGTTTTTGAATACGAAAACTGTGAATTTTGTTTGATTTCTTGATTTTAGATTGGATTTCGCATGTAGCAAGGGAGTTGCCTTGATTATTCTTCTGCCGGATCTGACGCTCTTACTGTGTCAGCCGTCTCATCGGGCTGAGATTCAGCCTTCTTAATAGGCTCATACACCGAGAGCTTACCTGCCATAAGAGCGTTGACCTCAGCCAGTTTTATGATATTTTCGTTAAGCACTCGGTTGTACTTCATTTCTTCCTCTCTTGTACACAAGAGATTTCCCATGTTGTCCTCGAGCATCTGATTTTCTGCTCTTAATCTTCTGTTTTCTTCCCTGAGCTTTTTGCAGCCTTTTTCAGCTCTGAATAATTTAAGCTGAAGATAATCAGTCTGCATAAGCACTGTTGCAAAACACTTAAGTGAACGCTCGTGTGCGGATTCTTTTAAGTTCTCAATCTGAGATTTTAAAAATTCTTTATCTTCTCGTCTCATATGTAGTCACCTTTCATTTTTAATAAAACAGCTGCAAGGATAATCCCTGCTTCTGCTGGCACAAAACTTGTACCCTCGGCATTCCTTACAAGAGCGGCAGGTCAATGTCTCTGCCGGTGCCGGCTTGTCCTGTATTTCCGCTGCAACCGGTTTTTTGTTTTCACTCATTTTGTAAGACCTCCCTCATAGTCGTGTAATCCAAGTCTTTTAATTTTTCCTGCGGCTATCTGCGCAACAAACTGGCCATAGCTGTAACTTGTGCCGTGCTTTGCGTTGTAATCGGCACAGTAAAGACACATCCTGTCTATTCGGTCGAGTTTCTTCTTGCGACCTCGTTTCTTTTTTTCTTCACTCATTTATTTCACCTAATTTCAAATACTTTAATATTTTTTCGCTTGCCTCGTCGCAACCATAACATACAGCGACAGCGTAGCCTTGTTCATTAAGGTTTTTAAGCCATTCGGTTTGTTTTTCAGTCGGCTTATTCTTACCGTATTTTAGTTCGATGAACAGACCATGATAACCTCCACGGCTAACAGGTAAAAACAAATCCGGTACACCTGCCTTTACCCCTTGCTTTTTAAGGTTGGCCGCTTCGAGCTTATTCCTGCTCCCACCGTTCGGAATGTGGAACATCAAATCAATTTCAGGATGCTTTGCCCGGATGAAGGTCGTCCACTGAAATAACTTCCGCTGTTGGTCAGCTTCATACTGCTTCATCGGCAGATCATCCTTTCTTGCCTTTCAAAATCATATCGCTTTCACTTGCTTTTTCGGCAGTCATATCCTGTACGGCTCTTTCGGCTTGATAGCAATATGTTCTTCTGTTCCACAGTTTCGGGGCATTTTCGGGAGTGTCAAATATTGTAAACAAAGTTTTACTTCTGTCATTGCCTTTGTCATTGTCTTTCTCCTCAAGTAACAGCCGGCACATTTTAACAATTTGGTCTTTTAGCTCCATATTTCCGGTTGCAAGCATTTCTAATCTCAGCATGTGAGATTCTATGTAGGGTGTGGTTGGATCATCAATAGGATTAGGTGCATAAGCTCCTTTCTCCATAATCTTACATTGAGCACAAAATTTTTGGTTGTTTTTTTTCAGGAAAGAACTTTTGGCACAATTTAATTATTGTGTCGTATAAAACTGCGTTTTCGTCTGAAATCACATTGATTTCACGGCTCAATGATACAAGCATAGAATGACGAGTAGATTGAGTAATGTACCCTGTATTATCTTCCTCTTTTTTTGCCATTATTTTTTCACCTCTTAAAAATCATCTCAGACATCTGCACCTGTCTGAGATATTTGTAAAATGGTAATATTCAGAAAAGTAGGTATAGGTATAAAATGAGATATATAATCTCACAAGTGCAGTTGTGTGATTAACTTATTTAGTTTGTTTCACCGGTGGTAAAAATCGGATGTGTGCCGTCACGGAGCTGAATCTCTTCGTCACTCATCACATAGCCGAGCTTGACGAGTAGATTATAAAATCTGTTTAGCTCGGGGCTGATATTTCTTTGAATACCCTCGTCATATGTAACATTAATATATTTTGTGTTGTAAAGATCTTCAAAAAACGCATATGCCGCTGCCATTAACATTTTTCCGGTGTCTTTCATGCAATCATCAAGATTTATGCATTCGTAGTTTTCGTGTTTGAGACCACTTAGGAAATAAAAACTTCTGTCATCGTATTCTCTGCACTCCGACATCGAATACAATATGTAATTGATTAATTCCTGTTTTTTGGCATCATCGTTAAAGTTGCCTTCGAGCATAAAGCTTTCTCTGAGAGCTTTGCAACGCTGATTGATTTCTTTAGCCTGTGCTTCAAGTTCATCGAACTTTTGCCTTTTAGCATTCCTATTTTTATTTTCTGCGTCAGCATTTTCAATTTGTTCTTTTGTTTTCTGAATATAGATAGTTACATAAATTCCGTATGTTGTGAAGAAAAAATATCTCTTCCTATCGTCATCGAAGGACTCTTTTAATAATTGTGCTGTTCCAATCGTGCCTACATATTCGCAGTTTTCTGGGATATCGTTACGGCTTTCACACTTCGTCATACCGTTATCAAGGCAGATTTTTTCAAGCTCTGCTCTTTCTTCGTCATCTTTCTGCTTTCGCACGGCTGAATAAAGTCGATTATCAAAGTTATTAGTGCCGATTGATTTAAGCAATTCATTCCTTACATCAATATCCTTAATCTGATTCAGCCTGTCATAATCCTGCAATGTAGGCTGTCGGATTTGGCTCTCTTTGAAAGCGTCTTCGTCAAGCTCACAGAGTTTTACTCTCCGTCTGATTTTGCTTTCGGAAAAGCCTGTTTTTTTGGCAACCTCTGCGACCGTATCACCGAGGTCGAGTAACAGCTGACAGCCCTTTGCTTCTTCATATACGGTTAAGTCTGACCGCTGCATATTTTCGGTCAACATTGTAGATAACTGTTCCTTTTCAGTCATCTCAACAACAGCGCACGGCAGTTCAGTTAATCCTGCCTGCTTTGCCGCTGCAAGCCTGCGGTGTCCGATGATAACAGTAAACTCCGTCCAATCGTCATTCATCGGCACAACCGTGAGGTTTTGGAGAATGCCGTTCGCCTTAATGCTGTCAGCAAGCTCATCAATATCCCCGAGAACCTTACGAGGGTTGTCGGGGTGCGGATGAAGTTTGTCAATTGCAATCGTAGTCAATGTCGGTTTTCTTTCCATTACTTTTCACGCTCCTTTTTTTCGGCAATAACATGCAAGCCTTTGAAACAATCATCACATAGATGTATTTTTATTTTTCTCTTGCATTCAAAAGGAATTGCAATCCCGATAAGGCCAAGGCAATCAGCATCAAACCCTAAATAGAATTCCCTCATGTTAACTGTGTACGGATCTGTGATAACTTTGTTACAACTATCACACTTATAGACTTTCATTTTCATTTACTTCCATTCTCCTTACAATCAAATAGCCGATACTCCAACACACTCAAAACCCTGTGTCAGATTTTCTGCTTTGAGCCTTTCATTTTCGGCTCTGAGTTCGTTGTTCTCTGCTTTGAGTCGGTCAATAATGTCAAGCTGTACATTTGTGATTTCGTCGGCAATTACATTGCGGTTGTTGAGGTGCTTAATATCAAGCTCCTTTTTAGCCGACTCTCTCTTGATTTCGCTTTTGCTCTTCCAGTTTTTGAAAATCATTTTCATTGTTCTCCTTTACAATTTTTTCGGCTCTCACACCGTAATGTTTCTTCATTGATTCAAGCTCGCCCTTTGCGTTACCGTCCTTAACTGGCAACTGCTGTCTTGCCTTTGTCGGATAGTCATCGCTTGTCAGCTGCTCCCACATCTCTCTGCGGTTGTCTTTAAGGCAAGTGTTGAGATATGAAATAACCGTCTGCTCAAACGGTACCTTGCTTCCAAACCGTTTTATAAGCTCATCAACAATCTTGCTCATATGCCGCCTTGCGTAATCTTTAGGCTTTTTGTATGCTCTGACCGAGTTCCACAGCTTTATATGTACATTTTCATGTGTCAGCTCATCAATTGCCTTTGCTTGTAATTCGCACAGTTTAACGAGGTCAACCTCATCTTTACCGTATTCCTTGCAGACTTCCGAAAGAGTTACACTTGCACTCCTCACGGAGTCAATCTGCTGTTCCTGTTGGACCAGCAAATGTTCTGTCTTGAGCTTCAGTTCACGATACTCCTGAAAGAATTTTAATTTATATGCGGCAGTGTACTTCTCTGATAACAAACCGACCTTGCACATACTGTATGCGTTGGCAAGCTCCAGCACCAACAAACGGTCAAACAATTTCAAAGACACGACTTCAAGATGATTAACCTCTCCGTCAATCCACCTTTTTGCCATGTCATTTAGTTCGTCAAGTGTTTTGTCATTCATTCATCACACACCACCCTTGCCTTGAAAAGGTTCTGAATAGGTATGCCAAATTTGTTGGCAAGCCTTGACAACTCTTCCACCGTAAAAGTACCCGGATCTTTAATTCTTTTTCTGTAGGTTCCCTCAGAGCAATGTGCCACAAGAGCCTGTCCTTCACGGTCAATACTTCTGATTTCTGCCTCATACTGTATATTGGCAATCAACTGTCTTTTCATTTGGTCCTCGGGCTTGGCTAATTTTCTTGGCATTTTCTTCTCACCCTTTCGTTATTTATTCCTGTAATCTGGTATCGACTTTTGCTTTAGTAGCTTTCATAAACTTGCGAAAAAATTTCACTCGGATGATATGCAGGCATCAGATTTATTCTGTTCGGACAATTCTCATCGGGGTCTGCAACACCTTCTTCAATTTCAAGCAAAACTTTTTCAGCACCATCTCGTTTGATTTCGTTAAGCTGACCGATTAGGTCATCAATTCTTACTGTAATTCGGCTCACTTTCTCACCTCGAGCACACAACGAAAATCCTTGTCTGCATCAAGGTCAACATGCGCAGGGATTTTGTGCCTTGGGTTACCCTCTACAATAGACAAATGCACCGTTTCGTGTCCGCTTGCCTTGATTTCTTCAAGTTTACTGATTAAGGTATCAATTTTTACTTTAATCATCTTCATTGCTATCACCCCCGTTGTCAAACATTCCGAGTTTGTCGCCCAATGCAATAATAGCTTCAACAACCATTGCTAACTCGTTGCCTTTAATATCGCACATACGATAGCTGACCTTGATAGTTTCTTCTTCGTTGTCGATTTCATCAAAACCAACAACTACACCTTTATTTAAGGTTTCTATTTCGCCGTTATCGTAATTAATAACAATACTCGTGATGTTACGATTATCCATTCTCTCTCCCCCTTGTCAGTCTTTGCATTCAAATACACAGCCGTAGTCGCTGAGCATAATGCGAGCCGGAATGCCTTCTTCGGGTTCGGCTTCTTCAATTATGAGGTCGGCACATTCGTAGCCGTCCTTTTGCAACATTTGAAGCTCTTTGATGAGGTCTTTAATTCTTACTCTGATTTCATTCATAATGATTCTCCCTACTTTTATTTTCCTGTAATGTGGTATCGGTTCTGTCTTGACCGTTATGTTATAATCAGAACGAAAGAAGGTTTGATTATGAACACAAAATATAAAGCTACTGCACAGCTGTCATCAGACAGCTATAACAAATTTACTGCTCAGACATTGTCTGAGATTTATAATCTTTTAAAAGACTGCATTCCTTTTGATTTTTGCAAATGTACCTTTACATACTGTTCCGATAACACAACCGTTTCGGCGGATATAAATGACATTCCTAAAAATCTTAATGTAAAAACCTTTGAATTTTTCGTATTTGATTTTTCACAGAATGATGATTATATTACCGCCTCATTCACTCCCGATAACATTTCCGTCACCGTATGCCTGCCTATTGATTTCAAAAGCAGTAAAGCACTTGCTGAAAACATTCTCAAACGCTTACAGAAAGATTTCTTTAACTACTATGATTCCGTATCCGACAGTCGTACCGATGCAAATTCCCGCAATAAGAAGCCGTGGTATAAGAAACCGTCTTTCTGGAAAATCATCGGAACTATCGTTGAGATTGTTGCAATGATTATTGGAACGATCTTCACATACTTCATTAAAGGTTAGTACCGCCTCTATAGTTTTGGAAACTGCGAGAATAATCATAAGTATCAATATGATAATGTCGCCCATTCCTCTCACCCCCTTGCAGTTATTTTCCTGTAATGTGGTATCGGTTCTTTACGCTGTTTACTTAACTTGTATTTCATCTCGACTCGTGATATTATTTATAATCAGAGAGGAGGTGAGTTTATTATGCGTAATTATTCAATTGATGAATTGGCAAATAAAGTCGCTAAAGATGTTTTAGTGGCTATTGCTCCAAACTTAAGCATTTCAATTGACGAAAAGGGCGGAAAGCAGGTAGCTGAATTCTATTCTGCACTATTCAACGGTATTGCCGACACCCTCGGTAATTCTTATTTGGATGTTAAGAATTCTGAACGGTAATAAATTCTCTTAAAGCTCTTACGACCTCGGGCAGAACTTCCACTTCTGCCTTTGAAGGTCTTTCTTTTTTTGTAACTCTTTCAATAAAATTCACAAGGCTTTTTACAACCTTAATTCTGTCAGCATTTTCTAACATTCTTCTCACCCCCTTGCAGTTATTTTCCTGTAATGTGGTATCGGTTCTTATGCGGTTTTGTAATCAAAAAGATACTCGACCTGTAATGTTGGAAAGAAATTATCACGGATTGCCTTAGCTTCTGAAAATTTGAGCCTATCATATGAGTTAAGTTTTGCAGAAACAGTTGATGCATCTATTCCAAGCACACGAGCTATATCCTTATTGGTTACTTTGTTTCTTGACTTTTCAGCTTCCAAGTTTGGATACATAAGATTATCTCCTTTCGTAATTCACGCAATTGCGTTTGCTGTAATTAAAGAATACACGCAATACCGTAAATTGTCAAGAGGTTTTTAAAAAATATTTTTGTAATTTCGTAAATTTGTATTGCATTTTTGCAAATAGCGTGTATAATGATGTCAAAAGGAGGTTGCTCTTATGACTATAGAAGAACAGCTAAAAAACGAAATTCTGAATAATTATAAAAGTGTTCGTGCTTTTACACAGAAGATTGATATACCGTATTCAACTTTAGATACGATTTTCAAAAGAGGCATTGGTGGCGTAGGTGTAAACCTGTCTCTTATACACATCTCCGAGCCCACGAGACTAGCGCTCATCT